CCTGATGCATCCATTTCAGACAAATTAGTTAAAAACTGTTTGTCTGATTCGTCTTTGAAGTTTAAACTTGGGCTTATTTGTGACAGTCTCTTATCTAATTCCGCTGCGGCTAATCCTGATTTAGATAAGTTATCATAACTCATACCAGTTTCCTTAGCCAACTGTCTAAGAGTCAACATTCCTTGAGGATTAATCTTGAATGATTTTGTTTTTTCGTCGAAGTATGTAAATTGTTTACTTGCTTTAACTAAACTTTCTTGTAATGCTCCTGGGTCGTTAATGGACGCATTCATCAATGCGAATGGGTCCGCAAGTGTACCAACCGAAACACCTAACCTTTGGAATGATGAAGCCAATTCAACAGCTCTTTCGGGATTCATTGCGTCTTCAGCTAAATTAAACGCCTCACTCATATCAAACCTGAACTGTGAAGCCCTTGCTGCCATCTTTGTTAATCCTTGAACACCTCCCTCAAAATTAAACTTATTTAGTTTTGATGTGTTATCAACAACTTGACCCATCACCTCTTTGGCATTTAAACCTAAATCTCTAACAGTTAATACTGATTCCTCCAACTGTCCTCCAACAACACCGAATTGAATGCCGGCATCTGTAAATGAACTAACAATATTACTAACTTCTCCACCAATAACTTGAGTGGTTGCATACAATTTTTCAACACTTTCCGCCGACGCTAAGGTGTTTTTACCTGTCGCTGAGGCAATGTCTTTCATTACCTTTAATGTACCTTCAAAGTCAGCACCAAGTCTTTTTAATCTCGGTGCAGCTTCACTCACAGCGGTCATCATCTCACCAACTCTCGCTCTTGATAAAGTAAACCCACCAACTAATTCGTTAGCAGCTTTCTTCATTTCCGAGGCAGCATCAATAAACTCATCGATACCGAAAGAAACCGCTTCACCTAGTTTTTTACCAAATTCACTTGGTTTTTCTTTGTCGTCAGCCATTAAATGTTTTTCTTATAAATAGAAGAAGGACTATTTTTTTAGTCCCTCTTGTTAGTTTCAACCCATTTATCTAAAAGATATTTTCTCATAAAAATGGGCATTCTTTCAAAATCTTGATATGTTATATTTAATAATGTATTCAAATAAAAGAATTCATCTAGTTGTCCTTTTCTATAATCAGAAGAAAGGACGAAAAAATTCCACCCCAAAACCGACGTTAACTGTCAGTCTATCTCCTGATGGGGTTGTTACTACTCGGTTCATGTTTAATCTTGGTTCATTTTCATCCATAAAACTTCTTATGAATTTAGAATCCATAATCGGCATTTGTTCGATAAATTTAGCTATCTCACCTTTATCTTGATTTCCGTCAACTTCAACAATTTGTTTTTGTAATCTCCAAGTAACTCTTGGTGCAACTCTTCCAACAGGATATTGAGCAGTCATTTTATTTATCTCAATAATTTCACCGTAAGTCATTGGTTTTAATTTAATAGTAGCACCTGACTTTGGTAACAATGTTGTAAATGTTCCGTCATCTGAAGGAATCTGTCCTTGGTTTATAGTTAACTCATCTAATACAACCGTCGCTTCAAATTGTTTTCTAGTTGTGGGGTCTGTAACATTAACATTTAATTCAGGTCCAAATGCCGTGTTTCTTAAAAAGACAAGAATTGCCTCTACATCCCCTTCCAACAAATCTTCAACCCTAATGTCAGGTTCATAAAGTTTTGTTCTGATTAGATTAACAGATATATCATCTCCACCCGCCATCAGGATATTTTCATCTGTGGCGGTTAAATAACCTACCTTAACAGATTTCTTTTTGTTTTTATAAAATGTACCTTGAGATGGTAGAGGCACTACGTCATGAGGTAATGTGAAATTCTGTTGTGCGTAATTTGATGTTTGATTTTCCATATAAAAAAAATAACCGTAAAGTTTATGTCTTTACGGTTAAATATAGTTTGTATTGATTTTTTATAAATAGTATTAGTACACTAACACACAACGGTCAGGACGAAGACTAGCTGTAATATCAGCTAACGCGTCTGTTGAATATCCTAAAGAACCGAAGTCCACGCTTGTTAAGAAGGTTCCATAAAGAATCCACTTTTCAACAACAACACCTGTCGGGTCTAACATCTCCAAGTCAATATCTTTCTTATAACCCGCAGCATATCCCATACGACCTGTTACTGATTCAGCGTGTAAACGAACCCACTCCATAAGAGCTTGTGAAGCTGAAGGACCAATTGGGTCTCTAAACTTAACCGTCATTTCATCCCAGTTGAATCTACCTGCAACGTATGTTGATGTATTTAAAAATTGTATTTCTGTTGAAGCAATTTTGATGGATGGTCTTTTCGTACTTTCAACGAACCACTCATTTATTCCCAAGCTTGAAGGAAACCTCAAGATGAATCGGTTCTGACGTTTCGGTTCGTAAGGAATCGGCATTTTCATTAGTAAATCAGCCATGTTATTATAATTTTGTTTTTTTTATTTTATATCTTATAAATATAGTCTTATCAAAAATATTTCTATTTACTTTGTGGTTAGAAATTAATATTCATTATTTATATTCCTTCTTAATTCCTCCAGCAGTAGAATAAGTTTTTACTATATTATCTGGTTTATCTTTAAAATGTTTACTTATCTTTTCTACATTCTTTAAATCATCATCTGAAAAACCTATTTTAGGTTGTTCTGGTATGAATTTATTAGCAATATCTCTTTTTAGGAATGCCTTTTTATTAAGTAACGCAGCTAATCCTTTTACATAGTCCACAAATTCGTCCATAGCCATTACCTTTAATTCTTCAGGACTTGCAGCACTTCCATCATTTCCAAACGATACGGGGTGATATCTGTTAAGTTCTAAATAAGACCTTATTAAATCATCATCAGACATGTCATCTTCATCAGAAAATGTTCTATATTTTTTAAGATTCTTAACTAGTTGGTCTTTATCAATACCACCAAATCCGTTGATGATATAATTGTAAACTGCTTCTTTTAACGTGTTTGGGTTGTGACCTCTCGCAGTGATTATTGAAAAAACCGAACCGTTATTAATCGCCTCTTTAAAGTCGTTAAACGCGGGACCTTTTTTAGCGGTCATTGCATCTATTAAAAAGTCTTTGTCACCCGAAGTTCTAAAGTTTCTAAAAGCATCATCAGCAAAATCAACAACCGTCTCACCCTTATAATTAAACGGTTTTTTCCCAATGTTATGTCTATATTCCGCAAAATCGTCAGTACTCATCCCAACCTCATCACCGTCTTCAGTCTTCAAAACTATTTTAGTCGGCATATGAACAATATTATCATCCCAATCGAATGCATAATATTTCATATCTGGTGTATGCTCTGCTCTAAATCCTTCTAGTATTCTTCTCATATTGGCTAAAAGGGGGAGATAAACTCCCCCATTTTTTTTATTAGATATTTTCAAACGAAGCTCCTGTTGGAGTGATGAAGAATTCAATGTCGATGAATTCTAAAGCCTTCGTAGGTTTTAAGTAAATCTTACCTGTAAGTGTATTTCTATCTAAGTCTTCAGGAGAAGATGAAACTGTTACACGGAAATCGTATAAACCTCTGTCTCTTCTGATAGAATCTAAGATTGGGTTAACACTGTCTAAGAATTGTTGTCTAACGATTTGGTCGTTTTGTTCGAACAATAATCTTACAGCTACCGCTGAAATCAACTTACGAGCTTGTAACAACAATCTTCTAACATTCAATCTGTTAAGAGCTGTGTCAGCAACTTGTAAAGTTTTGTTACCCCAAATTACTGTTCCAACATCAGAGAACGTAGCGATAGGGTTGATTCTACCTTGATACAATGTATCTCTATCTTCTTGAGTTAGTTTTTGTCTAGCTTTTATTGAGTTTACAAGACCTCTTGTGTAACCCGCTGATGCGAACCAAGGGAATGCAATGTTATCGGTTAAAGCTAAGTTTCTACAAACCTCACCAGTTGCTGGTAAGTATATTTGTGTGTTGTTAACTGTGTCTCTTGTTAATATCCAAGGATAGTAAGTTGCTGTATAGTTGGAATCAATTCCTGTATTATCTAAGTTATCAACCGCTTCTTGAGAGTAGATAACATCAAACTGACTTGTTCCGTCTGGTGTATACATTCTATAGTCAGGAGTTGTTACAATATAAACCGAGTCAGCTCTTGAAAATTGAACCATGTTAATCGCATCTTCACAAAGGTTTGAGTTATTTATGTAATCGATACTTGCAGTTGCAAATACGTTGATATTTGTAGATTCAGGGTTTGAGAATGTAAGAATACCAAGTAAGTAAGCGTAGTAGTCAGTATTACCAAAGTCTGAAGTATTGTTTTGTACAGTAATTCTTTTAAATAACCCCTCACCAGTTGCGTTTGGATATCTTGAAGAAGGATATGCTCCTGCTAAAAATCCTGATGCTCCTAATTGGAATCTATCTTCATTAGTTCTCCATTGTCTGTAGATATCCCAACCATCGAATCCGCCCGCAAAACATACTGTGTATTTTCTAGCGTAGATAAAATAGTAAGGGTTCTCTTGAGATTCTGGGTCAAATCTAAAGTCAGCAGTTCCACACTCAAACGCTGTTTCACCACTTGTTTGAAAAGTATTAGCGATTGTAACAACCGTAGCACCTGAATCCATATGGAATCCTTTACTTTGTACATTCCAAGGAACAGCTTCTTGTGTAGGACTTGAAATCCAATTACTTGGATTTTGTTTTCCTTTATAAGTTAAAAACGCTTCATCAACACCATATTGAGTTGAAAAACCTAAATAAGCTCTTCTAACAACATCTCCCGCAGATTCTGTTGTATTTGCAGCTCCACCGAATGGAGGATTTGTAATAGTTTCACCAGGGTAAAAATATTTTGTTTTATATTGAATATATGGTGAAGGATATGTAGAAAGGTTTTCATACTCTCTTTGAGTGTATCCACGGAATCCACAAGGTATTGCATCTATAGGAGCCGTTGGTGACAATTCAACCATAATATATTTTGAAAGTAATGCGTATTCACCATTAGAAGTACCAATCTTAACACCAATGAAGTTGTTAGATGCTGGGTCCATATTACAATTAGTGAATTTTTCAATAACCACTGGGTTAGTATCAGTATCGTAGAAATTTCTAACTAACACGTCAAAAGACATGTTATTGAAAGAAAGATTTGCAATAGATACTTTAACCTCCATATTTGCAGCATCTCCATCAGAAATTGAGATGAATTTAAATAAATTATAAACTTCATTACCTCTTAATTCAGAAACTAAGAAAGGTGTTTCAGGAGATTGATATCTTTCTAAACTATATGCTATAGATGTGTTATTCTCACTTCTAGCACCCGGAAGTTCAATTAGAGTAGTATTTAATCCTCTGATGTAACCTTTTTGGTATGCGATGTTTAAAGACGCTTGGTAAGACTCCTCAACAAACACAGGTACAGTAAATCTATCTTTTCCAAAATTAT